CACCGTGCGATACAACGCGGGCGCAATCACGCCGGAACAGATTGCCAACCTGTTTAACCTTGCAGGTTTCGGCTGCGGCGTTGGAGAGTGGCGACCCGAAAAGGGCGGGCAGTATGGAATGTACCACGTAGAGTAAACGCGGCAGGCACGTCGAGGTATGGCAAGGTAGTGCGCGGAAAGGCGAGGCGTGGTTCGGCAGGCTTGGCGGGGTACGGCGGCGCGAGGTTGGTTGTGGCATGGCAGGAACGGCATGGAACAATCAAAGGAGGAATACAACATGGTCTACCAATGGAAAATTCCCGTCTTCCCCGTAGACGCTCAGGCGGCAGGCGCAGAGATAGAGCGTATCGGCAGGCAGACTGGCAAGATCACGCCAGAAACGGTGCTGGAACAGAGCAGAGGCGCGGAAGCTGTGCTACACGGGTGCTTTGACTGGAACGACGCAAGCGCGGCAGAGAAGTACCGCCGCGAGCAGGCGCGGGACATCATCAACAATCTTGTGACCGTCACTGTTCACGGGGCGCAGACGGAAACGCCCGTGCGGGTGTTTGTCAACATCCAAAACGAGTACAAGAGCATTGAAGAAGTGAGCGTCAACAGCGATTACACGGACGATATGCTCAAGGCCGCGCTCAAAGAACTGGTGTCTTTCAAGCAGAAGTATGCCACGCTCAAGGCGTTGAGTGGCGTATTTGCCCAAATCGACAGCCTTACGGCACAGGAGGAAAACGCATGAACAAGTTATTTATCACCGGCCGCGTCGGTCGCACGCCGGAAACCCGCACAATCTCCACAGGCGACACCGTATGCAGCTTCTCGCTTGCCGTTGACAACAAGCGCAAGGGCGGGCAAGACCAGCCCCCGACGTGGTTCAAAATCAGCGCGTGGGGAAAGCTGGGGGAAGTCTGTCAAAGGTATCTGACCAAGGGCAAAATGGCAACGGTGATCGGCCCCGTGTCCGTGAGCACCTACGAGGGCAAGGACGGCACGCGCTTCTCTCTGGACGTGCGTGCGGAGGACGTTGAGTTCTTGAGCGCACGTGAGCAGAGCGACGCAGCGCCCGCGAAAAATCCCATTCCTGACGGGTTTACCGAGGTGGATGACGAATTCATTCCGCTTTGAGCACAGCGCGGGGGAGCAATCCCCCGCTTCTTGACAAACGCCATTAACAGTGCTATTATTATCAAAGGAGGTGTAACAATGCTGGAAAACCAAGATATGCGTTTATACGCAAAGGGTAAGGGCGTACCGCTTTGGAAGGTTGCTACAAGCTACGGGGTAAGCGAGCCTACCCTGTTGCGGTGGCTGCGAATCAAGTTTAAGCCGGAAGAGCGAATCAGGTTTATGGATACCGTCGACGGGATTGCAGAGGGTGAATCCCATGGAAAATAAGAAGTACTACTGGCTAAAGCTCAAACGCGACTTTTTCAAAAGGCATGACATGCAGATCATCGAGGCCATGCCGAACGGAAAGGATTACGTCTTGTTTTACCTCAAACTGCTTGTCGAGAGCGTAGACCATGACGGGGCGTTGCGGTTCTCGGACACCATCCCCTACAACGAGCATATGCTTGCGACTATCACAAACACCAACATTGATGTAGTCAGATCGGCAATGAAGGTATTCACGGAGCTGCACATGATTGACATTCTCGACGATCAAACCATTTACATGAGCGAGATACAAACCATGATGGGCGCTGAAACTTACTGGGCAGAGAAAAAGCGCAAGCAAAGATTGGGACATTGTCCCCAACCTGTCCTCCCTCCGTCCAACTTGTCCAAGCAAGAGATAGATACAGATACAGATACAGATAAAAAGAGAGAAACGGAAAAACGTGCGCGTTTTTCACCCCCTTCTGTCGATGAAGTATCCGGGTACTGCGAGGAACGGCGAAACCGAATCGACCCGCAAGCGTTCGTTGACTTCTACACCTCCAAGGGCTGGAAGGTTGGCAATCAATCCATGAAGGACTGGAAAGCCGCAGTCAGGACATGGGAGAAGCGAAGCACCAACGAGCGGCAGGACGATACCCCGCTGCCGCGCATCATAACGGAGGTATAGCCATGCTATCCAACCACGACGCGGAGAAATCCGTGATCGGCGCTATCCTGCAAGACGCAGCCTGTACACGCATACTGGGGGAGCTACAACCAAGCGACTTTGACAAGCGCGAGCACCAGCTGATTGTCAAGGCCATGACCGCGCTGCATGCTAACAAAACGCCCATCGACGTAATGACGCTAAGCGACGAGCTGCGGCAGCGCAAAGAGCTTGACATCATCGGCGGCACGCCTTACCTGATCGACTGCGTGCGCTGGGTGCCGACAACCGCCAACACTGGGAGCTATGTACGCATTGTAGCCGAGTATAGCCGCAAGCGGGCGCTGTATGCAACGCTAAGGGAGAGCGCAGACAAGATACTGGGCGAGATGCACGATGTGGATGAGATTGCGGATGTTGTGCGCAAGAGCCTTAAAGACGGGCGTACCAACGGCGGGATTATCACCTTCTCGGATGCCGCACAAAGCGCGTTTGCCCGGATTGAACGCAGAGCAAGGGGCGAATCAGACGCGCTGAAAACGGGAATCCCGCTGCTAGACCACATCACCAACGGGCTGGGAAGGGGGCAGAACATCGTAATTGCTGGGCTGACCAGCGCGGGGAAATCAGCGTTTGCGATGGAAATCGGCGTAAACGTGGCGGCGAACGGAAAGAAGGTGCTCATATGCAGCCGTGAAATGCCAGAAGATGACTACATGGACAGGGTTTTCGCCCGGAAATCCATGGTAGACTTGACGGCAATCACAACCGGGAAGATTGGGGACGGGCAATGGGAACCTCTGATTGATGCGGCAAGCATGTCATCGACGCTAAAAGGCGGATTTCTCACCAACACAATGACGGTTGAAGCCCTGCGGGGAATCGTGGAGGCTGGCCCGCCCGACCTGCTGATTGTGGACTATTTGCAGCTGATGGAAACCCGCAAGCGCACCGACAGCGAAACGGTCAGGGTGTCCAACATGAGCACTGCAATCAAGCGGTTGGCATTAGACTGCAATATCCCGGTGCTGACGCTTTCCCAGCTATCGCGGCAAGATGACGGACGCGCCGCGCTAATGCCCAAGCTCAAAGACCTCAAGGGCAGCGGAAACGTGGAGCAGGACGCGGACAAGGTTATCTTCCTGCACATGCCAGAAGCGCCAAGCGACAAGAGCGTCCCAGAGTGTGACAAGGAGCTGTGCCGATTGTGCCTTGCGTCTGCGGGCACGGACAAGGAGCGGCGGTATATCATCGTAAACGTCGCCAAGAATCGGCAGGGGATGCGCTCCATGTTCCCAATGATCTTTGAGCCGCGAATCATGCGGTTTACCAGCATTGACAGGAGGGCACAATGAAGCTAACAATCCAAGCAATTCCACCGTCGCTTAACCGTTTCGCAGGGCGCAAGAACGATTGGGAGTATCGCAAGCAAAAGGCCGAATGGAAGCAACTTGTGTGTGTGATGGCAAAGGCAATCAAATACACCATGTTTGAAAAGGCCATTGTGACAATAACGTATTACTTTCCGACAAAGTGCAGGCACGACCCGGACAATTACGCCGGAAAGATGATCCTTGATGGGCTAACGGAAGCGGGTGTTATCGCGGATGACAGCTTTAGCGTCATTGAGCTGCGGCTGCGGGGAGAGTACGACAAAGACAACCCGAGAACGGAAATAACCGTTTGCGACCAATGTTGATTAGGGAGGTATGATTTTGAAAAATCCGATTTATGTGCCAAGTTGATAAAACCTTCTATTGGGATTATATACCCAATCTTCCGGATGGATGGGACACGCAGAACGAGTATCTTGACGCAGAGGTGGCAAGTAAGGAGGGCTGACAATGGAGATCACAAAGGAATGGATTGACCAGCAGCGGGCGGTGTGCAACGCGGCAACGCCGGGGCCGTGGGAGAGCAGCGAACCCTATTCCCCTATGGTTACGGCGCAAGACCCATATGGGCACGGGATGATGCACATCGCCGATATCCGGGGATGGGGGCATTTGACCGGGAAGGGATCGTGTGCCCTTTCGGAAGGGCAGGCATGCGCCATTCAAGAGGCCAATTCGTTCTTAATCGCCGCCGCCCGTACCGCCCTTCCCGCCGCCCTTGACGCGCTGGAAGCGGCATATGCGGAGATCGAGCGATTGACCCACGACTACGCGGCAAGCGCGAAGCGATTAATAGGGATGGGAGGCGAAGTATAATGAGCACCGAAGCCGCGTGCGAATGGGCGAGTGACGCGGATATAGTACTGTTCTTCGCCCGCAAGCCCACCCCCTCCGACATCGAGGACGCGATAGCCGAAAGAAAGGAGCAGCCATGAACGAGCACATTCTAGCCGCCGCAGTTATTGAGCAAGCCGCCGATGACTGGCGATGGGCGATAAGCCCGACAAGCCCAAAAAAGAAGGATTTTGTGTCGATTGTCAGAGCGAAGCGAACGAGGCTCAACGAACTACGCAGGTTCTTCCGTTCCAGCAACGCCGACCTGTTCAGCGGAGGGAACGCAAAGGTAATAGCGAAACAGTTAGAGGACGAGTACAGGGTATCGAATGGGCGATTGCAGATCGAAGCATACGAAAGGGGCGATATCTGTTGACACCACGCGAAACCCTTGAATCCTGCCGCTCCATGGCGCAGGAAGTCGCTGCAATGGCCCGGACAATCGACCTTGCCGAAAGGCGTATCCCGATGGGACCGACTGACATCACAGGTATTCGGCTGGGCGGGACACCGGGAGGAAACGACAACGAGCGTGCCGCACTGGACAAACTGGACGGGCTGGAAGAGTGGTACAGGCGCGAGAAAGCTGAATTGGCGCTGCTGGCCGATCAGGTTGAAATCCTGCTGGACACCGTTGCGGAGGCTGATTCACGCAAGATTATCCGGCTGTACTACATCGACGCGCTAAGTGATACCGAAGTGGCTGTGGTGATGGGATGGTCAAGGCGCATGACGGCCTGCAACAAACGCAAAGAAATATTGCAGGAAATTGACGAAAACGCTTGACCGCTCACCCCTTGACAGGTATAATGGTATTGGTGAAAGGTGTAAGTAAGGGGATGCACTTACGAACATCTGAACAGATAGGCGCTTCGGCGGATAGCCGAGGCGCTTCTTTATGCAGAAGGGGGCCGCTAGATGGAAAGCAAAGAACACGCGCTGGAAAGGGCAAGGAAACTCGGGTATCCCGAAAACCTTGTCGTGCAAGCGCCAGACGGTGGCGGTATATTGCTCCCCTTGGCGTAACATCTGCCAAGGGGAAGCGCGCATATGCAGGATGCCGGGAGAACAGTAGCAACAAAGGAATGTGCTCCGCGGTCACGCACAAGGTGGACGATAAGGCGAAAAGATAACCGGAGGTGTCGGGTGGTGTGGCGGACTGGGTAAGCATCAAGGCAGAGTATATCGCAACAGGTATTAGCCTGCGCGACCTTGCCGCAAAGCATGACGTTTCGTTTTCGTCGCTCGGGAAAAAAGCTTCCCGCGAGCACTGGAAAGCGGAGCGAAAGGAAACCGGCGAAAAAGTAGCGACAAAAGTGAAACAAAAAATTGTTGCCGTTTCTGTTGCCAACGAGGTTGACCGCCTCACCCGCCTGCTGGGCGTTAACGACCTCCTCGCCGATAAGCTTGAACGGGCTGCAAAGGAGCTGGGCGCCTACACGATTGTCAAGCGTAAGGGTAAGCACGTTATTTACGATGACGAGGACACCCCGCGGGTAGTTGAGGACACCGAAGAAATTGCCGTGCCGGCTTCGGCTGCGGTGTGCGCGGCGGACGTAAAACGCCTCGCTTCCGCCTTGAAAGACCTGCGAGACGTGGCGAATACCCCGCGGACCGACGAAGAGAGCCTGCGGCGCGTTTCCGCCCTCATGGCCGGGTTAGACGCCGAAGCAAAGGAGGACGCAGATGGCCCTGTTGAGCCAGAAGCAGAGGGAATACCGCCGGAACGCCGTTAAAGTGTGGAACGTCAAAACGGGTGCCACGCGAAGCGGAAAAACCTACGGCGATTATTACCTGCTTCCGAAGCGTATCATGGCGGGGCACGGGCTGCCGGGGCTGAACGTGATCCTGGGCAACACCAAGGGAACCCTGACGCGCAATATCATAGCGCCCATGCAGGAGATGTACGGTACGGGATTCGTGGGTGACATCCGCAGTGACAACACGGCGGTGCTGTTCGGCGAGGTGTGTTACTGCCTGGGCGCGGACAACGTACGGCATGTAAACCGGCTGCGCGGTTCGAGTATCAAATACTGTTACGGCGACGAGGTAACCACGTGGAATCCCGAAGTGTTCCAGATGCTGAAAAGTCGGCTCGACAAGGATTACAGCCGGTTTGATGGTACGTGCAACCCAGAAGGGCCCACGCACTGGTTCAAGGCGTTTCTGGACGATCACGCCTCGGATATTTACCACCAGGCCTATACCATCGACGATAACCCGTTCAACCCACCCGGCGTGGTGGAGCGCATGAAACGGGACTATGCGGGAACCGTGTATTATGACCGCTACATCCGTGGGCTGTGGGTGGCGGCCGAGGGAGCCGTGTATAGAGCATTTGCCGATAGCCCAGGGCAGTTTATCGTTTCCGGCGATTGGATGAAGGATCACCCCATTACGACGGCGACGATAGGCGTAGACTTTGGAGGTACAGGCTCCGGGCACGCTTTTTCCTGCACGGGAATCGAGCGAGGGCTCAAGGGCCTTGTATCGCTTGCCGAGTGGTACCATAGCCCGAAGAAATCAGGACGAACGCTTGACCCGCACCAGATCGAGGCGGAGTTTGTGGACTTCGCTCGGATGTGCTGGAAAGAATATGGAGCAAGCATAGCCTATTGTGACAGTGCGGAACAGACAATGATACAGGGCCTTAGAAACGCGGCAATGCGCGAGCACCTACCGGTTCGGATTGAAAACGCGCGTAAAGGGCCCATTAACAACCGCATTCGCTTCCTGTGCCGCATGATGGCGGCCGGACGGTATCACGTCGCGGGCGGCTGCAAACACACCATCGAGGCGCTGACGACTGCGCTGTGGGATTCCCGGCACACCACCGAGGATGTACGGATGGATAACGGAACGACCAACATTGACAGCCTGGATGCGCTGGAATATTCCTACGAGCCATTCATGGAAACGATGACATACGGCGGACAGGGCGCGCGCACAGCATCCGGGCCCGCGCGGAGGATAGAAGCATGAACGACAACGGAAACGCGATCGAGCGGTGGCTTGCCAAAGAGGGGTACCGCTGCGTAGACGCTGACTATCGCAAGCACATCCTGCATTTTCGCGAGTGGTTCGTCGGGTATTGCCCCGACTTCCATGATTATAGGGTGATGGCGCAGCGCATACAGCGGACGCTCAAGCGGTACTCGCTGGGGGCGGCAAAGATGGTCTGCGAGGACTATGCAACCCTTTTGCTCAATGAAAAGGTGCAGATCAACGCGGATGGGTTTAAGGCGTTGCCTGATCTGCTGCGCGACAACCGATTCTTTGAGCGCGGAAACCGCCTGATCGAATGGACGTTTGCGCTTGGCACCGGCGCGCTGGTTGAGTTTCAGGACGCCGACGGAAATGTGGTGATCGATTATATCCATGGCGACCTGATCTATCCCCTGAATTGGGATGGCGACAATATTACCGAGTGCGCGTTTGGAAGCCGCCGGGTTCTTGGCTCCAAGAAAGATGCGGGCGAAGGATATTACGTTCAGGTGCATGAACGGCGGGACAAGGCCTATTATATCCGCAACGTGTGGCTGGACAAGGATGGAAAGGAAATGGCCGCCCCCGAGGGGATACAGCCCGAAAGCGGGCCTTTCGACGTTCCCCTGTTCCAGATCATCCGCCCCAACACCGTCAACAGCATTGACCCCGATTCACCCATGGGAATGAGCATCTATGGAGCCGCGTTCGACCAGTTGAAAGCGGTCGACCTTGTGTATGACAGCTACGTGAACGAATTTCAGCTGGGCAAGAAGCGGCTGATGGTCCCCCAGAGTATGCAGATGCTGTCGTTGCAGGACGACGGGACGTTGAAGCCCATATTCGACCCGAACGACCTGATTTACAACGTATATCAGGTGAGCGATAACGCACAGGACAAGATACAGCCGGTTGACATGGAGCTTCGTGCAGAGGCCCACGAGCAGGGCCTGCAGCGGATGATTGACCTGCTTTCGAAGCGTTGCGGGCTGGGCACCGGCCGCTTTAAGTTCGAGCGCGGGGCGGCCGCCACGGCGACGCAGGTGATCAGCGAGGACAGCGACCTGTACCAGAGCATCAAGCGCCATGAGAAACCGCTGGAACGCGCTATCATCGGAATGGTGAGGGCGCTTTCGCTGTTATCCGGGGGGTCGCCCGATCTCAACGTAACGGTTGAGTTTGACGATTCCATCTTCGAGGATACCGGAACGACCATTGCGCGCAATATCCAGATGGTGAACGCCGGGTTGAAATCCAAGAAAGCCGCAATCATGGAGATTGCGGGATGCGACGAGAAAGAAGCCGAGAAGCGTTTGCAGGAAATATCGGCGGAGCAGATGGTAGAGCCTGCCAACGTTGACATGCTGTTTGACAAGGGGGAGGCGAATGGGCCGCAAGAAGCGCAAGCCGCGCAATGACCGCTCTGTTCCGAAGCCCGTTCCCGCCAGGGACGGAAAGGGCAGCCATTGTCCGCCGCTGGACAAGGGAAAGTACGCCAAGGAGGCCGCGCTGATTCGGGAGGCCATGCATGATTGCTGATTACTCCGGGCCGGTAAGGCAGGTCTACAGCGAAATCGTTGATATGCTGATTGCCAACATCGCGCGGCATTTCAAGTTTGCAGCACTGGGACGCGAGGGCGTCTTCGACTGGGAAACCTTGAAGCTTGCGGAGCTTGGGCAGCTCAGGCGCGAGAACCTCGCGATCATTGCCCGGAAGATAGGCGACGTATCGGGAATGACGGAAATTGCCCTTGAAAAGGCGATGACCGACGCCCTGAAACGCGGAGCACCCGAGTTGCTTTCGGCTGTCAAGGCCGGGATGCTAAAGGCCCCTGCGGAAATGAGCGCGTCAATGCGCGGGATACTGATATATTACAGCAGTCAGGCAGCCGTGCAGACTAACCTGGTGAACACCGTCATGCTGACGGACAGCCTGAATGCCTATCGCCGCGTTGTATCGCGTGTTGCGGCCTCGCAAAGCGCCCTGCGGAGCGTTTCGCAGGGGATACTGAATACCACAACCGGAGAAGTGCTTACGGGCGTCAGCAGCCTGCAGGCGGCCGTGCGCGACGCTGTAAAGCAGATGGCGCAGGAAGGGATATCCGGGTTCATCGACAAGGCGGGACACCGCTGGACGCCCGACGCTTACGTCGGAATGGACATCCGCACCACCGCCGGGAACGTCGCCAGAGAGGCTGTATTCCAGCAGAACCGGGCGTTCGGCGTCGACCTGGTAATCGTTCCGGTGCACGCCATTGCCCGTCCCCTGTGCGCTCCCTATCAAGGGTGGGTGATCTCCATGAGCAACGAAAGCGGAATCACCACGGACGCCGACGGGACCCGCATTCGTGTACATCCTGTGAGGGATACAACCTACGGACAGCCCGCGGGATTATGGGGAATCAATTGCTCGCACCAGCCGGACCCGTTTATTCCCGGTTGGAGCGAGAGCGAGCAGCCCATAAGGGAGAGCGAGGTAAACGCCCGCTATGAGCAGACCCAAAAGCAGCGCTACTATGAGCAGCAGGTGAAGAAATGGAAGCGCGCTGCCATTGCGGCGGACGCTTCCGATGACAAGGAAGCCTTTGCCGCGGCGGCCGCCAAGGTGAAACAGAAACAGATCGCCTTAAAAGCCTACTGCCAGCAGTCCGATCTTCCCTATGACAGCACCCGCACTCAGGTATACGGATACAATCAAAGCATCAGCGGAAAGGCTACACAGGCCGTCAGGAGGGCGTCATGAAACTGGAACTGAAAACCCCTTGGGGGGATGTGCAGCTGACCGTATCCGACGGAGTTGTCGGGACGGTTGAGGTAGCACCGGAAGGTGGCGTGCTTTTCAGCCTGTTCCCCGACGCCGAGCCGGATTTGGGAGAGCAGGAGCAGCCAGCGTTTATTGGTGATCCGGTGGACGAACCGGATAACTTCTACAAGTCCATAAGCAGCCGTGACGCCCTCTTCGGAGAATGACAACGGAATCAAGCGCAGGCCTACGGGCGAGGCGCTTTTTTCATGCCCCGACGCGGTATGGCATAAAACTGGCGCGGGAAATAACGGCGTAAGCCGGACAATAACGTGCATAGCACGGGAGGTTGAACATGTTCAAGTTTTTCCCTGTTTTTTACCGTGAAGAGGGCGGTTCTCCCGCCGGTTCCCCCACCCCCCCCGCAACGCCCGCTACCCCTGCGGCCCCGTCCGCGAAAGACTTTGCGTCCGAGCTGATGAAGGCGCTGGAAGAACGCACCAGCCGCGCGGAAAACGGCGTGCTGAAATCCATGGCGACCCAATACGGAATGACTGAGGACGAGGCCCGGTCCGTATTCGAAAAGGCCAAGGCCGACAAGGCCGCGAAGCTGCCGGAATCCGCGCAGAAGCAGATTCAGGACGCCGTCGAAAAGGCCAACTCCCGTTTGATCTCCGCCGAAATCAAGTCCCTTGGTGTTGGGATGGGGCTGCTGGACGCCGATGTGGCGATGCAACTGCTTGACCGCGAAAAGCTCAAGGTGGACGACAACGGCGAAATCACCGGCGTGAAAGAGGCGCTGGAAGAGCTGCAAAAGAACAAGCCGTATCTGTTCGGTACGGCGAAGCCCGCCGCGATGGCGCAGCGCGTGAGCGGAAGCGCTCCCGGCGCGCTCTCGTCCCTCGAAGAGAGATTCTACGAGAGAAACCCGGAGCTGCGCCCCAAATAAAGAAAGCGAGGTGCGCTAAATGGCGCATACCAATCAGGAAGTCTACTCCCGCCTTGTGCTGGAAAAGCTGCGCAAGGAAACGGTTCTCAAGGACGGCGTCGTGTTCAACAACGATTATGACGGCGAACCTGCGAGCGGTTCCGTCAAGGTCCCCACCCGCGATACCGAAGTCGCCGCGAGCGACTATGACAAGGCGTCCGGTCTGGCCCCCAGCACCGGCAGCACCGCCTACGTCCAGATTCTGATCGACAAGGACAAGGCGGTCAATGAAATCATCGACGGTTACGATGCGCAGGCCGTACCCGACGGCATTGTGGCCGAACGCCTGGACAGCGCCGGGTATTCCCTCGCGCTGGCGATGGACACCGACGGCGCTACGGCCCTGCTCGGCGCGGGCACAGTCGTGGGCGTCGTGGCGCAGGACAAGGACAGCATCTATGCGACGCTGGTCGACCAGCGCGTGGCGATGGACAAGGCCAACATCCCCGGCATGGGTCGCTATGCGCTTGTTACCCCGGATTACATTGGCCTGATCACCAAGAGCCCGGAGTTCGTCTCTGCTTCCGCCCTCGGTGATGCCGTGAAGCAGTCCGGCGCTATCGGCCGCCTTGCGGGCTTTAACGTGATCGAATGGAACGACACCACCGCGAACCTTGCCATGATCTGCGGGCACCCGCGTTTCGCGACCCGTGTCAACGCGTGGAAAGTCCCCGTGGGGCTGCAGGACCTGTCCGGCGATGCGAACTTCATTGGCGCGAGCGCGGTCAAGGGCCGGCATGTCTATGCCCACAAGGTGCTGCGCTCGGCTGCCGTGCGCTGCGTGTACGCGCCCACCGTGATGACGCTGGCCGCTGCTGCCGCGACTACGCTCGGCAAGACCATCCTCACCAAGACGGACGGTTCTTCCGCCACGTCGTGGGAGTACATCAAGAATCCCTCCGCGCGCGCGGTCTACGGTGCCGCCTATGACGGAACCAGCCTGACCAGCGGCACGACCGAGATCGCCGTCACCGCCGGTGACGTGATCGAGGTCGCGGGCATTAAGGACAGCAAGGTCGTGTCCGTTGGCTACCATACCGTGGTAACCGCTGACATCGGCACGGGCACCTGATGTATCTGACGGCTGAACAATACGCAACCTATGCCGGGGAGGCCGCCCCGTCTGACTTTGATTCCTGCCTTGACATGGCCGAAAGTCTTGTTGATCTGCATACGATGAATTTCTACGCGCAGGTAACCATATCGGCGTTACCTGCCGTGGTTCAGACAATGCTGAAACGGGCCGTAGCCTATCAGGTACAGGCAATCAGCCAGACGGGCGGAATCGCCGGGATGACGGAACCGCAGGTGCAAAGCGCAAGCGCCGGGAAAGTGAGCTTTTCTATGGCTCCACGTCCGGCGCTTTGCGCCCCGGCGGCATTGTGCATTCCGTACCTGCTCGCCTATGCAAGGGGGTATGAAGGTTGATCCCCATGCCTGTTTCCATGCTGATTCATTCGGCAACGCTCCAAACTGCGGCGCTTGACCGCGACCAAAAGAGAACCTACACGACCGTTGCATCACTCTCTCGCATCCGCGTGGAGCCGTCCAATCGCCAGGTGCTTACCGCCGACGCGATTCAGAAGCAGCTTTCCGCGCTTCTGTTCTTCGATGCCCGCAACAGTAAGCCTCTCGGAACCACCTTCGCGGTAGGGCAGTATGTGCTGTGGAACGGGTCGGAGTATCGCGTCGAGACCATGGAACCCCATTACGACAAGCGGAAACTGCATCATTACGAGGTGGGGCTGAGTGGCTAACCTGCGTGTAGAGGTCAACACCAACGGGATTGTAAGGGGAATCCGGGATAAGTGGGGGGCTGGGCTGTACAAGCTGTGCGTCGTGATTCGAAAGGACTGCAACAAGTACGTCCGCATCGATAAAGGCACATTGCGAAAAAGCAGCTATTCGGCCTCCCAGCCTGATCAGGGCCTGATTATCTGGAACACGCCTTACGCCCGGAGAGTGTACTACACGGGCACCCCGCAAACGACAAAAAATCCCAACGCATCATTGCAATGGTGCGAGAAAGCCAAGGCCGAACGGCTGAAAAAGTGGCGCGACATGGCCGCCAAAATGACGGGGGGAGAGTAAATGAGCATACAGCAGCAAATCCTTGATGCGGTCGTAACGCTGATCGACGCACAGGGATACTATGCGGCGCTCGTATATGGCCCCCTGCCTGCCGAAAACGGCCTGTGTATCGCTCCGTCCACCGGCAGTGTGAGCGAATCCACACTCGCGCACGGAGGCTCCTATTCGATGCAGTGCGTCTTGAATGGGAAGCATTCCGAGCAGGGTGCTGTTCGCGATACGCTGTTTTCCATTCATGAATACCTCAACAAGCTTTCCATATACCCCTCCGGCACCGGCTGGGCCGTGACCGGAATCCGAACAAACGGAGCGCCAGGGTATGTGGACCGTGACGAAACTCAATGGCTGTATGGATCAAGCATTGAGATCGACTATTCCATCGACTGAAAGGAGGACATCAGAGAATGTCCGTAAAGCTCGTACGCTCCCTTCTGCGCCAGTTCTACGGAATCGGCGCGACGCCTACCTATCATTACGTCAACACCGGCTTCGTGAAGGTGAACGAGGAAAACAGCCCCGAGATGGACGATTCCGCGTTCGTCGGCGACGTGAACGGCTCTCCCTCTGTGATCGGCTACAAGAACAAGTTCTCGTTCGAGGCACAGGTGCACGAAGGCGAGGCCGTGATCGACGATATCCTGACCATCGCACGCGGGCAGAAAACCGGCTCCGACTGCGAGCGGATTTTCGTGGACGTGGACATGAACAAGGCGGACGGCGCCGTTTCCGGAAGCTACTACGCCCGCAAGTTCACCATCGCCGTGGAGGCCACCCCCCCGGCGGGCGACCCCAAGAGCATCACCAAGATCACCGGCAATTTCCACCAGATCGGCGACATGACCGAGGGCATCTTCAACCCGACGACCCTGACCTGGGCCGACACCACGTACACGCCTGCCGCGTAACGCTTCGGGGCGCGGGTAAAACCGCGCCCTCTTTCTTTGGAGGAGGAAAACCAATGATTAAGCTGACCCTTCCGGTGGAAACTCCGCAGATCGAGATCAACGGGAATGTGTTTGACCTGCTGATGTCCGATACGGAGATCATTGCCAGGGCCAATGCCCTGCAAAAGCAGTTCTCGAAATACGCCGAGCGTCCCGTTTCTGACTTCGGAACCGATGAAATCCTCGCCGACTGCGACACGGCGCGCGGGTTCCTGGATGAAATGCTGGGCGAGGGAGCTACAAAGAAGCTGTCTCGCGGAAAGCCTGTGCGTCTCCAGCTGCTGATCCGCTGGATTACGATGGTCGCGGAAGCCGAAGCCGCCGTATATGCGGAGCAGTAACTTTTCCCTCTCCGACCCGGAATTTCCGGTTGCGATGTTGTCAGAGGACGGAAACAGCTATCCAATAGCATCCGACCATAAAACCATCCTTTCCTGCCTCAATGTTGTATCCGACCCGGATGTCCCCGAGATAAAAAAGGCGCTTTTCGTCGCAAAGCGCTTTTTTTGCGGGAACCCTCCGCCGGATATGGGAGAGTTATTTGTATCCTTTGTGGTGGACGAGGGCCGGGACGACGACGGGGAGCAGCTGATCGATTTCCAGCAGGACGCGGGCGTGATATACGCCTCGTTTCGTCAGCAGTACGGCATTGACCTTGCGAAGGAAACGCTGCATTGGTGGGCGTTTCGGATGCTGCTTTCCGGGTTGGGAGAAGGAACCGCGCTGGGGAGCCGCGTGCAGCTGCGCACGCTCGACCTGGACGCGGTTGCGGAGAAAGACCGCACCAAGTTCCGCAGGCTCAAGGACATGGTGGCGATCGTCCCCCGGATGAGCGCGGAAGAGGCGGCCCTGCAGGAAGAGCTTGACCGCCGGCTGGCTGCCGGCGAGGACCCGGCGGAGATCATTGAGAAGCTAAAGGGGGTGTGACCATGGCGGCGGATTCGAGGGTAATTTTCTCGACGGAACTGGACGAAAGCGGATTGAAAAACGGACTGAATAAGCTCAAGGGAGGGGTCAGCGGGCTGGCCGTCGGCGTTGGAACCGCCCTCGGCAATATCGCTGTTACCGCCTTTTCGTCCATCGTAACGGCTGTCGCCAACAGCTATCAGGCATGGATCGACACCGCCAGCAATCTCAGCGAGGTTCAAAACGTCGTTAATACCACTTTCGGTGAGGGCGCAAGCAAGGTTAACGCGTGGGCCAAGTCTGCCAAGGAAGCCTACGGCATGAGCGAATTGAAGGCAAAACAGTTCGCCTCCACCATGGGCGCCATGTTGAAAAGCATGGGCCTATCCGAGAACCAAACGCTGAGCATGTCCGAGGCAATGGCCGGCTTAGCGGGCGACATGGCAAGCTTTTACAACCTGGACTATGACACGGCCTTTGAGAAACTGCGCTCTGGTATCAGCGGAGAAACCGAGCCGCTTAAGCAGCTCGGTATCAATATGTCCGTTGCGAACCTTGAAGCATTTGCCTTGTCGAAGGGAATTAAAACCAGCTATGACAAGATGACACAGGCTGCACAGGCCACGCTTCGGTACAACTACATTCTATCTGTGACGGCAGATGCGCAGGGCGACTTTGCCAAGACCTCCGACGGATACGCAAACCAGCAGCGAATCCTCGCGACCACGCAGGAGGAATTGGCCGCCACCATCGGCGACCTGCTTTTGCCCGCCGCTATCGAATGGACAAAAAAGCTCAATTCTATGGTGGAAGGCCTGAAAAAGGCCGTTACGTGGATTAGAAACCTTCTCAATCCCCCCACAAGCGACCTGAACCTGCAGATCAACGAGGCAAAGAAGGCCGTAGAATCATTTGATGCTTCCGTACAGGCGGCCGGGAACCACCTTGATGTCAGCCTTGAATCCGCAAAAGCAACACAGGCGACCGCGGCGTCCCTGCTGAGCAATTACGAATCCATCATCAGCAAGAATGTGCTGACGGACGAGGACACGGCCCAGTTGCGCACCATCGCCTCGCAAATCGTCCAACTGTATCCCGACATGGCGAAGTACATCGACGAGACTACGGGGCAGTTCAATACCAATACCACCGCGATCCGCAACAACATCAATGCGCTGGCCGACAGCCAGATGGCGACCGCCTACTATACGGCGACGCAGGAATACCGGACGGCGCTGTTGGATTCGGCCGTGGCACAGCAGAAGGCACAAAAGGCCTATGATGATGCTTATGCCAATTGGCAATCAAAGTCCATCGATCTTTCCTCGATCGAGGCACTTTACAGTGCTGTCACATCGAATACCCAGGCTTCCGCACAGTATGCGGGTCAGCTTAAAATGCTCGACAGTCGGTTTGATGGATTCTTTGATCGGCTTGATGACGGAACTTATGTACTAAACGATTTCGGGCAGCAGGCTATCGGGAGCGGGGATTTCCTGATGCTGCTTGATGCCGCGCTTGTCAACGTCAGTGCAGAAGAACAGAAGGCCAGCTCTGCCACCGTTGACCTTTTCACAACGCTTGAAACCGCCAATGAGGCGACAGCAACCGCAACGGAAAACCTCGCATCGGCTACTACCGCATGTGAGCAGTACGGTGACGTGCTGATTTACACCGCCAATACCAACGACGGTCTGGTACAAAGCCAAGAGGATTCGATCGCCACAACCGACGAGCAGTCCGCCGCCCTTGCGGCCCTGAAAGAAACGCTTAAATCCCTTGCTGACCAGACGTTGAAAACCGTCGAATCGCAGGTAAGCGGGTTTGAGAAGATGGGGCGCGTCGGGAAGCAAAGCGCGCGGTCTACCATTTCTGCGCTGAAAAGCCAGCAGAAGTACATGACCGACTATTCGACCAACCTCGACAAGGCGCGCGAAAAGGGCGTAAGCGAGGAAGTGCTCGCGGCGCTGAGTGACGGTACGACCGAAAGCGCTAAGATACTCGCAGGGCTTGCAAAAGCGAATCAAACGCAGGTCGACCAGATCAACGAATTGTACACGGCTACCCAGCAGCAGAAAACGGAACTCGCCGCCACGCTTGCGGACGAACAGGCAAAACTCGTCGAGGCAAACCAGTCCCTTGCGGATACCGGTGCCGATGCCGGAACCGCCGTTGCCGCGACCGGGACCAATACCGCCGCCGAACTGGCAAAGGCCAGGGGTGAGGCTGCCGCCGCCGGTCAGGGGATATCGGCCGCCGCCACCACGGCCAAGACTGCCGAAACCAGCATTGAAACCAGCAAGGAGAACGCTAAAACCGCTACGCAGGAAATGGTGGACGGTGTAGGGCAGATCGTCGAGGACAGCGCGTCGGACATCGAGCAAACCGGAGCCGATATCGTGGATTCCGTCGCAACCGGAATCAGGAACAACAACGCGGCAAAGAACGCCCTTCGGTCGCAGGTGTCCGTTGCTATGGCGTCCGCCCGAAGCACGTCGTATACCGGCGGGCGCTCCATCGGCACCAACATCATGCGAGGGCTGCACGACGGCCTCGCGGGGATGTCCGATAACCTCAACGCGGCCATGAAAACGATCGTATATTCGCTGTTGAAGGCCGCGAAAGACGCGGCGGGCGTAAAGTCCCCGTCCACGCTGTTCCGCGACCAACTGGGCAATTATCTCGCGCAGGGCATCGGCGCCGGATTCTCCGGCACGATGAACGAACAGGTACTACCGACAATCGCCGCGTCCATCGGCGCAGCTGCGAAGGCCGGGCAGGACGTTCTGGACAACACGCTCCTCGCGAAGGTGCAGCGGATCACAGGATTGCAGCTGCCCAGCATGGCGAGCGTGACCAATTCCATCATGCGCGGGTCCGCTATCGCTACGGCGGCCGCAGGGGCCACCTACAACAGCACGACCATCAACGCCCAGCAGTATGTGACGTTCGAAAAGCAGATGCAGGCGCCAGACGAGATTGCGCGTTCCATCCGGCGCAACGCTACCTATGGATTGGCGGGTGCTAAGGCATGAGCAAAATGACGCTGTCCATTGTCCGGGACGATGGGAAAACCATGGCGGTCAACGGCACCCTGTGGGACATACTGGCAGCTGAGGGGCTGGACAAGCCGGAAATCAGCGTATTTACGCAAAAGGCCGCCGTGGGCGACGGGGATATCGTTACTGGAAAGCGCGTACGGGCCAGAAGCATATCGCTGACCATCAAGACCCCCAACTCCAGCCTGAATGAGGTATTGCGGCGGGCGGCGACAAGCTATTTTACGCCCGCCCATACCTTCGACCTGTATGTATCCCGCTATGGCGCGCAAAGATATGCGCCGGCGTGTGAGATCGAGGGCTTTGAAATCCCTACGGAAAAGCGAGCCAAGCCGATCACAGCGAAAATCGACCTGCTTTGCCCGGAAGGGTATTTCCTCAGCGTGGACGACTTCGCGCAAAACCTCGCAGGAATCGAGCCCAGGGCCGGATACCCATTCGTGTCCACCGCGGACATTGGGCGCATCTACGGCCTATATTCTTTCGCGGAAACGGTCGACCTGACCAATGACGGAGATGCTGAGGCTTACTGCAAGGCCGTGTTTGTCGCAAAGGGAGATGTCACCAACCCGAAGCTGATCGCCGGAAGCGGGTACGTGCGCATCCTCGGGGCGATGGCATCCGGGGATACGCTCATCATCGACGGGCGCACCAAGGGCGTGACGCTGAACGGGGCAAACATCGCGACGCAAATCGACAAGGCAAGCAGTTTTGACGGCATCACCTTCGCGATAGGGCGGAACAGCGTTGGGTTTGCGGCCGACGTCGGCGCCAACCTGCTGGATGTCTATGTATACTACAACAAGCGCTACATGGGGGCGTGAGCATGGAACTGATCGGCCTTGATTCCTCCTTCGCCCCGGTGAAGCACCTGCAATGCATCAACATCCAATGGAACCGAAGATACTATGAGGCGGGCGACTTCCAGATAGAACTGCGCGCGTCCGACTGGGATACCAGCATCGCCTACATCTACACCAGCGAACGGCCTGAAACCGGGATGGTGGAAAAAGATGAAACCGAGCATACGATCAAGGGCGACATGGTGCTGGTCAGCGGGTTTTTCCTCGAGGGCATGCTCAACTGGAAGCCGACGCACCCAAAGCACAGCAGTACGGGGAACCTGAGCGCGGCCTGTAAAACGCTGGTTGAAAGCCTGATGACTGATACTGGAGTAATTGTTCCCACAGAAACGGACATCGGAGCCGATCAGATATTCGAAAGCGACGGAGAGCAGCTCGGCGATGCCACGTATGGGGCGCTGAAAGCGCAGGAAATGAGCCAGCGCATCCGCTATGACTACGACACCGAACAGCTGCTGTATGAGGTGTGGCAGGGCCTTGACCGCACACAGGCGCAAAGCGTCAACAACTACGCCATGTTTGCGCAGAATTTCGGAACCATCGATGAAATGACGCTGACGCGGGACAAAAGCAACTATCGGAATTACGCGATTGCGGCGTATATCAGCACCGCCACGGGCGAGCCCACCACAAGGGACGTCGACCTTCGGGATGACCCTTCCGAGGTAAAGCGCATCCTGTATGTGGATACCGGCATGAGTATCGAGGACGGGCAGACCGTAGACGATTTTCATGCCGCCGTCGAGGCGGAGGCCCGAAAGCAGCTTGCCGATTACAAGAATATCGTGAACATCGACGCCGACGTGCTGCAGCGCAACCTGTTCTACCTTGAAGATTACGACCTCGGCGACAAGTGCGACGTGCAGGATGACCGGCTGCGGTTGGCCTACGAGACGCGCATCATCGAAGTCAACGAAGTATGGAAGAACAACGAACATACCGTGTCGCTGCAGTTCGGCGATAAAGTTCCCACGGTCTATACAAGGAGGCGGTAAACAGTGGCTATGATATCCTGGCCGTTTGATAGCACGGTTACGCTGGACGAGTACAACCATCCGGTATTCAGCCGGGCGTACAGCGCGGATGTACTGGCAAAGATACTACAAAAATACTTCCGCAACGGGATATTCTCGGATGCGTCCGACAATTTGCAGGTGCTGGAAGAATCGGGGATGACCGTCACTGTCCAGCCCGGCAGCGGGCTGATCAATGGGCGGCATTGCTATGAGGAGAGCAAAAGAACGCTGACAGTGCAGGCGGCCGACGCAACCTATGACCGTATCGATACGGTCGTCTTGCGGCTCGACCTTGCGCCCGCGACGCCTTCCATCGACCTGTACGTGGTGCAGGGAACGGCCGCGGCCACGCCCTCCGCACCGGCCCTGACGCGCAATGCCACCGTTTACGAGTTGGGGCTTGCGAATCTTTTCATTGTGAAATCCTCGACCTCCATCCCGCAGTCCCGGATCACCGACACGCGGCTGGACACCAGCCGATGCGGAATTGTGGCGTCGATCATCGGCGACACGGACACCACGGAATATTACGCGCAAATCGCGGCCGATCTCGCAGAGTTCAAGGCCGACCGTGAGGCCGACTTTGATGCCTGGTTTGCGAGCATCACCGGCATACTGGGCACGGAAGCGGCGGGCAACCTGCTGAATCTGATCAACCAATACCGGGCGAAATCCGCCTCGGTCACGCTGGCCGTTGTCGACTGGACGCTCTCGGGAAGCTTTTACACGCAGACCAAAGCCGTCGGCATTGTGGGTGCGAACTGCATCCTGCACGCCGGGCCCGATGAGAGCAGCCGCGACGAGTACATCGCGAATGACGTGCACGTGTCGGCGGCCTCGGAAGGAAGCGTAACATTCAAGGCCTCCGGGCTGCCCTCAAGCGCGCTGACCGTTGAACTGGCAACGGCGGAGGTAGACGCATGAGCGTAACAATCTTCAACCACGGCGGGGGCGGATATGCAAACGTGCGCGTCGTACAGGCCGCGTCTCTTGCCGCCCTTCCCGCCGCCTCCAACAACGTGATAGGGGTTGTCACCACCGCGACGATCAATTCCGTGATCGTTTCGCCTGTTCAGCCAACCGCAGCGGCCGGGCGGCTGTGGATCAAAATCGGCGCGCCTATGGCGGCCGGAAAGCTGATTACCCTTTCCAATTCTGTTTCGATTGGCGTACTCGCGGCCTATTACTGCGCCTCTACCACCTTCTCCCGCGTTGACTGCTATATGCGCATTTCCGGGGCATGGGTGCGAACCGACCTCGTGCTGTACAGCGCGGGGAAGAAAGACCTGACCCTTGCTCCGGGGTCGTATTATTACGGAACGCCGCTGACGATGAACGATACGGGGTCCGCGTACATCCTCAGCGCCAGTGCGATCAGCAGCCGCCGCGCGATATACGCCACCACACCGATTGACCTGACAAGCGCGTCGCTGATCTCGGTCAGTCTTACGAAATCGGAGGTCGCCGCGGGGTATGGGCCGCACAACGGTATCTTCGTGCTGGCCTATCCCTT